TGCATGAAGGGCACAAAGGAGGATGAACCTAATACCACAATCTGATGGAATGACTTGTGATTGAGCTTAAGGATGTTCTGCTCAAGCATCTTTTGAAATTCACGGGCATGTGATGTTTCGTTAAAGGTCTCACCGTTACGATGAATCTCAAATACGGTAGGCTTTATACCACGTACGACTTTGTATTGGTTAGGACCGACGGTGAACTCGACTTCAACCATGGTATCCTTACCATTAATACTATTAATCAGCTGTGGCTTGTTGATATTACGGTATGGCTTACCAAACAGACCAAAGGACAGAGCATCCAGCATCGTGGATTTCCCTGCCCCGTTTCCGCCTACGATAAGTGTCGTAGACACAGAGTCCAGTTTAATCTCTGTAAATGAGTTACCGGTGGATAGGAAGTTTTTCCACCGTACGGCGTTGAATTGGATCATAAAATTTCAATCGACTGTGCTTCAGTGTAAAGATCTCGCATCTTTGTCTTAAGATGTGACTTATCCAGATTAGTCTCAGATGCCTCAATATAATCATCCAGGAGCGTCTGTGTGTCATCCACAGCCACGTCAGCGCTTTCATCGTATCCAATCATGTGATCAAAGTTTTCAGCAATCTTTAGATCATGAAGGTTCTGATCCTGTAGCTTATCAATAAAGGCTTCAAACATCTGCGGTTTGGTTTTGTTCACAACGACTACCTTGACAAAGTGTCCTGAAAAATCTGGTATTCTATTATAATCATATTTGGTGTCATTGTACACTACTTTTTTGAACAAAGTGTGTGGGTTTTGTACGGCGGTCAATTCACGCGTCTCTGTATCTAAAATGTGGAAATACTTCTTATCGTTGCAGTCCGACCAGAAGAACTCCATCTGTGATCCCAGATAGTGGATGTTATCACCACTGTTCTTAGTGTGGTAGTGTCCTGAGAATACGGATTCAAACCTAGAGAAGATACTGGCATCCATACCGTGATCGTTCTTGATACCACGCATCATCTCAAAGCCACTCAGTTCCAAGTGACCTCCAAGGATATCAGCCTTACAGTTCTTGATAAAGTTAATAGACTCGTCCCAATTATCTTTAGTCATCCAAGGAAGAAGCGCAAGTCTTAGTGTTTGGTATTCGATGACAGTTGGCTTTTCAATAATCGCAACTTCGTTGATAAAGAACCCGAGGAGTTCCTTGAGAGAGTTTGGAGTATTGGTATCTTTAAAATAAGTGTCATGATTACCAGGAATGATATCCATTCTAATACCGAGATCACGGAGAGGTTCGAGAAAATGCTTTCGATTATGGTTGAGACATTTGATATTGATTGCTTTTCTGTTGTCATAGTAGTCACCTAGATGCACAATCTGTTTAATGTCATGTTCTTTAAGATATGGAAAAAATGTCTCACCATAAAACTTTGCTGCATTATCTAAAAATATATCGGAACTATTCCGGATACCACAGTGGGTATCGTTCAAAATTGCAATTTTCATTTAACTCACTTAATAATATTGGCAATCATATCTTCAAACTGTTCGACCTTCTCTGTTCGATTAGGCCAGTAAATATAATCTTTTTCAGGGTTTTTCTTGAGGTTAGATAGGAGAGGTAGTATGGCATTGTAGAGCTTGTTTACTTTATCTTCGTACGATGATGCTGTGGCTTCAGCTGTTGCTGCGCTCTCGGCTGTTTTTTGTACAACCTCCAGTTCCTGTTCATCGACGATAGTAAATCCAAAGTCAAAGATGTCGTCTGTCATTATAGCACCTTTAAAATCTTTCTTCCTTTTGTGTCTTCTTGCAAGTCACCATAGTAACCGATAGAAGTCATATAGAGTGTTTCTCTTTTGATTGATTTAAGCTGTTCAAGTACGGACTTCTTCTTAACACGTGCAGGAATCTTAGTTGCTGCGTTAAGTGAAACCTCACCGTAGATAATGTCTGCGCTTTCAACCACTTCGATAAATTCTTTTAGCTTATAGTTTTTCATAGAAACTCCGTTAAATCCGAATCATTAGTTTTTCGAATCCTTCTTTTGGGTAATTCCTGCTTTGGCTTCACGTATTCTTCATTTGTCGTTTCTTGATTCTCACGTAGTTTATTCTTAACTTCTTCAATATAAGCCATAGTGATCTGTTTAGAATAGTCGTCTTGGTTATTATTTAACTGAAATAAATCGGCACCGTAACCGTTATCAATCAATTCATCTTTGATTTCTTTCTGTTTCTTTTCCTTAGCGATTCTCCGAAGAAAGGCATAATAACAGATTTGAGTGAAATAAGCAAAAGCATTTGGTTTACCTGATCTAGTTGCTGCTTCGATATTATAGTTGCGGATAGCTTTTAAACAGTTTTCAATGGCATCCATGACCATTTCATCTCTGTATGAATATCCGATAAAATTTGGTTTACGTGAAAGCCCCTCTGCAATCTGTTGAAAACCAAGAGCAACATAGTTAGGGACAATAGGTTTTTCATTTTCACTAGCGTTATATTTTTCGACATATTCACACACGGCTGTAGAAAAGTCTTTATTGTTAATATAGTTTTGCTTTTTACGTTTCATGAAAATGACCTTAAAGGTTAATTAATTTATGTATTATACAACATAAAAACTTAAATGTACACATAATTTTTTTATGTACAATTTGTCCAAATTAGTATATAATAAGTTTACTGTTTGTGGGGGAGAGGAGTATACCTATTTTTAATGAATAGTATCTTCACCGGTCAACTCTTCAAACAAATCATCAATACCATCAAAGCTTTCCATCTTTTCATCTTCAGGATCTTTATTGAAGTACTCACTAGTTAGTTGCTCTCTATAAGCATAATAGTTTTCTAATACTAAATCCTCTGGCTCACTAACTGAAACCACAGAACCACCAGATAGAGTCATGACTTTTGTATAATTTGCACCAAACTTCCATCTAGTTAAAAAAAGAGATTGTTTAATACTATTAAAACGAATCTCTAATGGTACTTCAATCATAAAAAAATTATCTTTAGTATCAACTACCGTAGTGATAATTTCTTCACCAGTAATTAACTTAAAAACTTTTGGATTGTTATGTAATGAATCTTCTGTCACAATGATACCTCAAATACGTCATAGTCGAACTTTTCTCTCTTGTAGATCTTCATGCGTTCAATGGCATGTAAAAGAGTATAGTTCTTCTTTTGTTTCATATGCATATCATCAGCAATATCATAGAGAGTCGTAGACCTACCGTCTTCTGATTTTCTCAAGCCTCTACCAATAGATTGTAGTACCTTGACCTGAGATTTGGAAGGGGACGCAAAAATAATGTTATGCAAATTTTTAATATTTACCCCTGTGGAGAACGTGCCCAAGCTAGCCACAATGATAGCATTTTTCTGTCGTTCAACAATGCCCCGTATTTCTTCTCTGACTTCAGCATCGACTTCACCTGATACAAAGAAAACTTTACGCCGTTCATGTGCTTTATCCTTAATCATATCATAAAGAATCTTGCCATGTTTTTCAACAAACTGGAACAATACAAGCGTATTACCTTCTTGATCAAGCGCTAAGTTTTGGATTAATCTATTACGCTTAACATTACCAACAAGGTAGTCAATCTCATAGTGGTAATCCTTACTATTTATAATGTCCTTACATACCTCAGGAGGATACTTTAACAAAAGAACATTAATCTTCAGTTGTGCTAAAGTATCGGCATCCATTAGCTTTTTAGTAGTGGTTACATTATAAACACGTCCAAATAATCCTTCCAGCACAAGCTTATGAGTCTGCGTTCCATCTAGTGTACCTGTGGTACCGAAACGAAACTCAGCTTCCCTGGACTTGTTCATAATACCAGTAAGGGATCTTGCCTTGAAGTTATGTACCTCATCGCCAAATACAGCACCAAATTGTTCAAACCAGGTACCAGGAAGCTTGTAAATAGATTGCCATGTAGAAATAAAGATTCGCTCAGGTACGTTATGCTTAGGCATGCCAGAGTAAATACGATGACACATCCTTGATACATCAAAGTCGTCATTTTGAGCATACTCTTCAAAATCGGAGTACATCTGTTGTACAAGAGAAGTGGTTGGTACTACGATGATGGCACGTTTATTATTATTCTCTAAGAACCATCTCATCAAGATGTAGATGATCAGAGACTTACCTGAACCCGTAGGC